GGCCAGCGCATCGATGCCGCCGGCGAATCCCAGCAAGCGCTCGCGAGCCTCCAGCGATGCAGTGCCCACAGCGCCGAATGCTGCCTTCGACGTCGCGCCCATCACCACCAGAATCTGATCCATTGCGGTGTAATTCACCGCCAGGCGCTGCAGCGTGCTCGATGCCTCCTCTCCCTGAGCCTGGAACTTCGCGATCTCCGGCAGCAATTCGCCAGCGACAGTGTTCGCCACGCCAGTGAAGAACTCAGCGATTGCCTTCTGGTTCGCTGCCTCGTCCTTGCCCATCGCGATCTTAATAGCCTGCGTGCGCGTGGCGATGCTGTCAGCATTGATGCCGAGCGCACGAGCGAAGTCCGCCGAGGTCGTCTTGATGGCGTCGTAAGCCGACGTCAGCCCGGCTGCGACTTCCGCGTTTACCGGGTTCTTGTCGGAGCCGTCCTTGTCACTACGGAACCAGCCACCTTTTTTGACCCAGGCCGCATCCATGGTGCCAGCGAAGCCACCGGCGCCGATCGAGCCGTTGAGCGTTTGGTCGCCCGTGTACTCCTTCGGGCCGCGGCCAAACGCCTTTTTGCCGATCGTGTACACCGCCAGCGCGCCGGCGACCCACGGCGCGGCAGCTGCCAGGCCAGAGAGTCCGGACGCGATTCCGCTAGCCACGTTCGGGCCAACCACGCTGGCGATGCCGTTGCCGATGTTCATGCCCAGCGCCGACGTCAGGCCAGAACCCATGCCAGCGCCGTTCAGGCCGCCCGCCAAGCTACCCAGGAAACCGGTACCGACACCGCCGGCCACGGTGGCGCCGCCAGTCAATGAGCCATACAGGCTCGAAGCACCGTTTGCCAGGCTGGCCAAGCTCCCGATCGAGCCGACACTGCCGCCAGCGCCAGTTGCAGCGTTTGCATTTCCAGCCAGGCCCAGCGAGCCAGTCAGGCCGGCCGACAGCGGGTTCAGTGCCGCCGAAATAACCGGGCGCAGCACCAGCGTGCTGAACATGTTTTTCAGCGTGTCGATCAGGTTTTTCCCGAACGACTTACCAGACTCGAAGCCGCGCAGCAGTGCATCGGTCAGCGAGCGGTTGATTTCCTCGCCCGCGCGCTTCCAATCCTCGGCGGCCTGCTCAGCAGCCTTCTTGCTCGTCTCCATCTGGTCGACCTGGCTGATGGCCACAACGCTGCGCCGCTTTGCATCGATGACCGCTTCCAGTTCCGCAATCTCGCGGGTGTAGCCTTTCGAGGTGTCGGCCTGGGCCAGCTTTTCCTCGAGGCGCACGAGCGTCATTTGCTCGATCGCAACCTTAGACATGCCAAACGTGCGCGCCAGTTCTTCATTGCGATCGGCTTCGTCGTCGGCGGCTTTGATGGCGGTAGCCGTCAACTGCGCTTGCTGCTCGGCCTGCTGCAGGTAGAAGGCACCTTCTTCGATGGCGCTTTCCTGAGCGGCCACCTTGGTAATCAGCGCGCGCGTTTCCGCCACGTGCGCCGGGGTGAGCTTGTTTTTGCCCGAAGCGATCGCCTCGTCCAGCTTGATAGTCATCTTCTGCGAATCGGACAGCTTGGCATACCCGCTCAGCTCAAGCTCGTTCGCTGCCGCCTTTTCACCGATCGACGTGACCAGGTTCTGGTACGCAGTGGCTTCGGCCTTGATGCCCTGAGCAACGCCCTTGTCGGCATACTTCTCACGGATCCGGCGCTCCATCTCACCGTATTCGGCAGTCTTGCCCTTGAGGTCTTCGATGGCCTTCAGCTCGGCCGCCATCTGCTCTTGCTTGGTCGCATGTTCTTTCTTGAACGCTTTCACACGCTCGTCGACCGACTGGGCGGCCACGGCCGCGCCGGTCGATTCGGCCTTTGCCATTTTCTGGGTCAGGTCGGTGATATCGCGCAGCACACCAATCCGCGCGAATTCGATATCGGTGTTGCTTTTGCCAGCAAATTCACCGGCTCGCATGTTGATTTTATTCAGGCGCTCCGATGCAGCGGCGAGCTGGTTCACGAACGGCAGCTGCTTCTCCGCGTCGCTTTTGGCCACTCCCAGATTTCGCAGCTTGAGCAGCTTTTCGTTCTTGTCGATTTGCTCGTCCAGGCCCTTGATGATGCGAACTTGCGCTTCATCGAACGACTCGGCAGCCTTCTCGGTCGCTTCTTTCGATTTATCGCCCCACACCATCCATGCGGTTGCGGCAAGGCCCAGCAGCGTGATGATGGCGCCGATAGGGCCGCCCATTAACGCCATGGCGCCGCGCAGTACGCCCATAGCACGCGCTGCCACACCTGTTGCCGCTGCCTGCGCTGAGACCGCAGCAGTATTCGCAACGACCGCGCCAGTTGCTACGTTCGCGGTCACTGCCTGATGGCCCAAGGCGATGCTGTGCGCCTCAGTCAGGGCCGCAACTCGACCAAGAGCTGGAATCAGCCCGTTCTGGGCAATGGCAAGTGCAGTCGCGCCGCGCGCGGACAGTACGGCTGAACGCAGCTCTGCGACACGTGCGTTGGCCAAAGCGACTTCGGATGCGATTACGCGCACGTTCGATTGAGCTTCCGAAAATTTCGCGGCGGCGATGACAGATGCAGCCTCAGTAGAAGCGACTGAGCTAGCCAGCGTCGACGTGCGCAGCGCGTTGTTGTCGGCGATCTGCTTGTAGGTTGCCACGCCCCAGCTCTGGAACATGGTCACCAGCTTGGAGACGCCCAAGGTGGTGATCACTCCCGCGAGCAGCCCGAGATTACTCGACAGCAGCCCGATGACCGATACCAGACCGGACACCGCACCGCTGGCGTTGGCTTGGATGCCCACGAATTCCATCACATTATTACGCAGCACTGTGAAGGCGCCCGAGATCGTCTGGATCTCTTTCGCCTCGACGCGCAGTTTCTCGAGCGCCGCTGGCAGCACGTCAGCCATGATTTTCGACGTGATCTTGCCTTCTTCGGCCATTTTTTTCAGGGCGCCCACAGGCAAGCCCATGCCATCGGCCAGCGCTTTCATCAGGCGCGGCGCGGACTCGTTCACCGCATTGAATTCTTCGCCGCGAAGGGTTCCGGAAGCGAAAGCCTGAGAAAGCTGCAGCTGGGCGGACGCCGATTCGGATGCGGCCGCACCTGAAACCACCAGCGCAAGGTTGACCGTTTCGACAATTTGCGAAACCTTTCTTTGCTCGACGCCCAGCTCGCGCGTGCCGTTGGCGATCCGTGCGTACAGAATGCCGGTCTCCATCAGCCCTTGCGTTGACTGCGTCGCGATCCGCTTCACATCGGCATAGGCCGATGCATATTCGCGCTGCGACGTCGTTGCCAACTTGAGCTGCGAGGTGAACTTGGCGTACTCGTCGACCATGCGGCCCAGTTGCTGCACGCCGAGCGCGCCAGCGATCGAGGCGATCGCGCCCTTCGCAGCATTGGCCGCCCGTTCCATGCCGGCGGTGGCATTGCCAACCACCTGGCGTGCGGAGTCCATGTCTCGCTGCAGCCGTGCGATATCTGCGCGCAGGCGAATCTCCATGTCTCCGATAATCATTTACTGCTCCAAAAATAAAAAAAGGGCCACCGTGTGGTGGCCCTTCGTAGGGGTGAGATAAGCTTGCTGTGCGCTACTTGAGCGCCCAGAACAAAGCCAGCCCGATCAAAATCGTTACATTAACCCCAGCGAGAAATATTCTGGCGGTACTTGGCGACTTAGGCTGCTGGAGAGCTTCAACATAACGCTGCTCAGCCACGGCCGCCTTTGCCCTTGCCTCGTCGAGCTCGTCATAATTCAAAGTTTCCTCAACCAAGAGTCTTTCGAACTTAGCCTTGTCATCATCGTTTAGTTCGTCCAAGATTTTCGCAATATATGGCGCATATCCTAGATGAACCTCATCAAAGTCCATTCCCATCCGTGCAGCTTGAGCTACCAGTTCACGTTCGGCACGGACAATTGCACGGACAGTTTCACGATCTACTATTTTTACCACTATATTCGCGCGCGGAAGGAGACCTAGTTTTTCCAATGAAGCGTACATTTCATTTCCAGTTCTTGATGTCATAGCGCAATACTACAACAGGTCTACCACGAATCAAGACTGAGATTTACTTGCATGCGCTTCCATCGCGATGCCGTCGAACATGTGGATAACCTCCAGCTCCCAGCGGTTGAACTGGACGCCCCAGAGCTGCTGGTAGGCCAGGATCTCTTGCGAGGTCAGTTCGCCCGGGCCCGACACGCCAGCAGGACGCCCCATATTGCAGAAGGCATCCCACAGCGGACGGCCGGCCTTAGGCCATTCCATCGTGAGCAGCGGGTCGACCTCTTTCGTGTTCTTGGCTACGCGCTGCAGGTGTGTGCGCAGCGTGGCGCCGTCACCCTGCCGGGCCGAGAGTTCGAACTCGGCCCGGGCGCAGTCCGCTAGGCTTTCGCGGAGTCGACGATAAAAAGCTCGGTCTTGTGGATGCCAGCGCGGACCTGGGCGCGCAGCCACTGCTTCTTCGGATCGGTCAGCACGGTGCGGACGTTCGCCGGCGTGCACTCCAGCAGCTGGCCGCCAATCGAGACGTTCCAGCCCAGGCACGAGGCAACCAGGTAGTCGGTTTCGTCTTCGATGTCGTCCAAGGGATCGGTCGACTCGAGCTTGCCGTTGGCGGCGAACTCGGCGCGCAGGCGGCGCGTGCGCGCCAGGTCGATGCGCTTGCGCGATTCGTGCTCCGGGCTGGCCAGCTCGATGTAGGTGCTGGTCGGCTCCTTGGTGCGCGGATTGACCAGGACCAGGCGGCCAGTGGTGACGTCGTCGAATGCATCGATGTCCAGGGTGGCCACCAGTTTGGTGAGCAGGTTCGATGGCTGGGCTTGGGTATTTGCGTTCATGGTTTTCTCTTTCGCGGAGGTGATATGTGCCCGTGCCTGCTGCCGCGCCCGCGAAAGGCGACGGCAGCCGGTCGGTGCCTTGATTGCCGCACGTAGCGGCGAAATGGTTATGCGTTGCTGTCTTGGATCGACAGGGTGGTCATTTCGGTGGCCTTGCCGGCGCCGCCGTTGATGTCGAGCAGTGCCTGGAACGGGATCGTCTGGATCAGAATCTTCTCGCCGTCGTCCTTCGCCGCGCCGTTCAGCTTCAGGCGGCTCAGGCTGAAAGCCATGAAGTCCGATGCCGCCGAGTTGTCAGCGGTGAACGCCAGGTAGGCGCTCGTTTCGGTCTCGTTGTAAAACGCATCGCGCAGGCCGGTCGAATCGAACTTTGCAGTTACCTGACCGGTGACGATCACGCGGCCGGTGGCTGCCTGGTCGGCGGTGTTCGAGCCGATGCCAGGCTCGCTCGACTGCGCGGCCGTGATCTCGATCGTCGCGCTGGTGATCGTGCCGCCAGCGGCATTGCCGACCTTCACCACACCGTTGACAGCTGCCATGGTGCCGGTAACGGTCACTGGCGTCGGGTTGACGAAGTACTGCGCCGCGCCCGGCACGACGTCCTTGCCAACGAACTCGACGGCGACGGTGGCCATGCCCGTGGCCGGCAGGGTGAAGGTCATTTTCGAGACCTTCAAGCCGGTGAAGACTTCGCTCGACGGAACGTCTGGATGCCAGTGCTCGATCGAGAACGACTTGTCGGTATGGCCGCTTTGCGGAGTGAATGCCTTCTTGCCGATGACAGCCAGGGTTGCGGCGGTAATGGGACCCTGCGCCACCAGCGCGGAAGCGTTCAGGACGATGCCGGTCAGCACCGTGGCGTTCAGCGCAGTCACCTGGATGTTCTTGTCCAAGTTGGCCGGATTGAAGGCGCCGGCGGTCAGGCGCACGACATCGCCGACCTTCACGCCATCGGTCAGCCAGGAGCCGGCAGCGCGCGTGATCGTCCATGCGCCGGCCGCGCCCGCGATGGTGAACGACGCGCCGGTCACACTCGCGCCGGCGGCAAAGTCCTTTTTCAGCACTGCGGCCAGGAAGTCGACATAGGTCTTGGCCGACAGCTCGCCGTTGATGGTGCCAGCGACCTTGCGCAGGCCGTGCCGGAAGTCGGCCATCTGGAAGTCGGGGCGCATTTCGCCCGACTGGTAGGTGTCCTTCGTCATGTCCAGCGACGAGGTGACGCGGCGCATGGCCTGCGCCGCGCCGGCGGCAGGCATGACGCCGTAGGTGGTCTCCACTTTGTAGGTGACCTGCTTGAATACGCCGGAGGCTTGGCCCATTTCGATTCCTTTGAAATAAAAAAAGCCCGCAAGCGGATGCTGTGCGGACTCAGGGTGAAACTGCTGATGCTGCTAATTCGGC